TCTTGAAACTGTTCTGCATTGTGCAATCTAAACTTTTCTGTAATAATCGCTGCCATGTTATTTTTCCATTATCCTTTTATACTTTTATTTATTACGATGGTTTAGTGGGCCATGTAACATCATTTAGTGAGGTAGCACTTTTTGTGATATCTCTAAGTGCCTGACGATAGGTAGTCCAATCTGATTTAATGCTACTAGGTACGTCATTACCTTGTGTCCAATCAGTTTCAGTTAAACGTCTATTACGTTCCTCACGCAATAACTTTAATGGTTGGGCATCTGTAATTTCTTTCTGTTTCGCTTGAAATTCAGCCCAAGTAAAACTCCAATCTGCTTCTGCAAGAGAAAAGTTTTCTTTGAATTTTGCTTTTGTACTAGCATCTGTACCTGTATATGCCCACTCTTTACTTGGTTCTAATGCGATTAAAATATCTAATATCATGTGTATAAGACCTCCATTGCCCAGAACATAGATCGTGTGTTGTGGTTAGACATATCACCAGAGGTATTTGCTGGGTTTCTATTTAAAACACCATTATGAGTACGAGTATCTCCCGAACCAGATGCTGTATAGATAGTATATGTTCCAGCAGCCTTACCTGTAAAAACAGACTGCAAGGTAACTTTAGATTGTCTACGAGGAGAAGAACCATCTTCACCAGACAATGCGTAAATATCATCTCCAAGGTGAATAGCATTTCCCTCGTCACCACTTATCCACATCCAATGGTCATGAAAATTTGAAGAAGCGTATGCGTAGTAATGTCCACCTGTTACAATATAAGAAGTAGCTGCATCATATTGTTTTGTAAATGCAGCACCTATTCTTGCATTGGTAGGATAATAAAAATCTAAAGAACCCAACTGAGTTCCACCTTGACTAAAACTAACTTCTGTATTACTATTATAAAGAAGTTTCCATGATGAAACAACTTGAGAAATAGTACCCCATGACATTGTACCATCAGCATCAGACAATAATGCTTGTCCAGATGTACCGTTTCCAGATACATTTAATTCTGAAGCACCCACTGAGTTATCTGCTATTTTAGCAGAAGTAATTGCATCTGCAGCTAACTTACCAGTAGTAACATTTAAATCTAATATCTTAGCGGTAGTAATTGCATCTGCAGCTATCTTACCAGCAGTAACATTTAAGTTAGAGAGATGAGCGGTGTTAACTGAACCATCGTGTAATTGTGCTGATCCAACTGAATCATCAGCCATCTTTGCTTGAGTTATTGCATCATCGGCGATATCTGCTGTAGATACTCCACCATCCCCAAGTCCACTTGCTGTAATTTTATCAATTGCCATAGTTTTCTATCCTTTAATGTAATGCTACCCAAGCACTACCAGCATATGCTTCGATTTTACTTGTAGTACTATTGTATACTATCATTCCAACAGCAGCAGTCAACGCATTACGTTGAGTTGTTGTTACTGTGTTTAATTTCAGTGCATTACCAGTACCAGAAACAGTAATGGATGTTCCACTGATTGCTGTACCTGTAATTGCAGCAGGGGTGTTACCACCAACAACACCATCTACGTTACCAGTTACATTTCCTGTTACGTTACCAGTGATGTTACCAGTGAATACACCAGCGATTGCACCAGAACCAGTAATTGTTGGTGCAGTCAATGTCTTGCCAGTAAGTGTCTGTGTTGCAGCAGTACCAACAAGTTCTTGGTTTCCACCAGCAGGAAGTGTCAGTGTGTTTGTTACACCAGCACTATGTGGTTGTGCGATAATCTTTTGTCCATGTGAGTTTTGTTCACAGTTCAGTGTGATTGCACCAGAGTTTGAACCACCACCTTGAACCTCTACAATTTGAGTTGCTGGAGTTAAATCCAAATTACCAGATGCAGTTGAAACATTACCAGTTACGTTACCTGTCACATTTCCTGTTACGTTACCAGTAATATTACCTGTCACATTACCAGTTACGTTACCAGTAATATTACCAGTGAATACACCAGCGATTGCGCCTGTACCTGTGATGGTAGGACTTGTTAAATTTTTGTTTGTGAGTGTTTGTGCCGCAGTGAGGAGAGTAACAGTATCAGCAGTAAGAGCAGAACCATTACCAAGTTTGGTATAGAGTTCTACAAAGTTGTCATTGATTTTGTCACCACCAGTGCGTAAAGAATCACCAGTACCGTCATTGGCGGTATTACCTAATCCTAATGCTTGATATGCCATGTTAGTTTTCCTTTAATTTCTTTCTATTATTTATAAGACTTTTTTAGTTATGCTGTATCAAAAGTTCTTACATTATCGTCAAATTCCACGTTATCGGAACTAAACCTTGTGCCACTAGATGTTACAATTATCTCACTAGGTGGAGGCACATTGACTCTTGTTCTATATGCTCCAGCTGGTATGATATATTTATCTATCTCATCGAAAGTAGCATTCGTTGAGTCAAATTTTGTTCCACTATCAAATTCATTACCATTGATTTCTTTTATGGATACTTCATTGATTTTATATGTTCCCCATTGGTCAATAGTATATAAGTCACGAGTTTCATTTCCAGTTTGTGTTGCACTTCTGTATATGCCTGGATAGTTTGGTATCTGTGCATTGTCTCCAATAGGGGGAACTGCAAATGCGTACTTAGGAAGATTGTCTAATGTATTACCACTTGCATGAGAACCTCTACCTGTTCTTAGAACAACAGTAACATCCCTATGTAATGTAACATCTCTTTGTCCACTTGTCAAGTCCGAAGATTCTGGAACACCAACACCAGCATTGACTCTTGCAGTTGAATCATCTATAGTACCCAAACGTCTACCAAATACTGTCGTGAATAGATTAGTAAATGTAGATGCAAGTTCTGGTGAGTATGTATCGTCACCAATGTAATCTCCAACAGAACCAGCAGTTGGGTTTTGAATAGTTGCAGATACAAGTGTTGAGAATGAAACTTCACCGAACACATTCCAACCAGCTGGGTGAACAGAACGTCTTACACTTTCTCTCCACTCATTGATTGATTGTCCAATACGAACAACATATGAATAGTCTTGATAGAAATTAGAATCTTGAACCTTCATTTCAGATTCAGATACTTTACCTTGGTCGTTTACAAAACTACCAACCGTTTGTCCAACTGTTCCAATATTAGAGGACGCTTTAGATGGAGTGGATTGATATACAACACATGTCGCACCTGTTATAGATGTGATTGTGTCTCCCTTATTAAAGTCAACACTTGTGTCAATTTCTAAAATGTGGGTTGTAGGATTAAAGTTTACAACCACACCAGAATGACTTGTTAGTTGATCACCAGCAGTAAAACTACCAGATACATCCTTAACTAACATGTTTCTATTAAGAGTAAAGTCTGGTGCAGATGCATAATCTAAACCAAAGTTTGTAATAGAGATTCCCTCTACATGTCCAACCATTGGAGTTTCAGTTGATGCCGCATATAAACTTGAACCGTTACCAGACGTAGTTGCACTGTCAGATACCAAAGGTAGTTGTATGAAACCATTACCCTTATCAATCATTTCAATCTTAGTAATCTGTCCACGTTCATTCGCATTACTGCCAGGAGCATTACCAAAGGTTGCAGTCTCTATAACAATCTGTCCACCATCTTCCATAACTAGATGGTCTAATTCCCCGACAGTTTCTTCTTGGTTTACATAGAATCTATCTTCTGTAACCATTAAGTTACCATCTTCAGATATAAAATGGTCTGGTGCAGTTGCTTGTTCTAGATTAAACGCACCACCAACAACAGCAATCTTTGCACGAACATCTTTACCTTCAGTGTTATCAACATTGAATACAAGTTCTTCACCGACAGAATATCCCTGTCCACCATCCTCAATTAATATCTCATCAATAGAACCAACACCAGCAGATTCAACACGAGCGGTTGCTGCATTGTTTCCAGCACCACCAGTTACACGAACAGGGTCAGCAGTATTATAATATGCACCCCCTGTCGTTACAATACCTTCAACAACAATACTTTTAATCTCACCAGATATTTCTAAGTCAAGACTAGTATCAATTGTTGTACCAGTTTCTCCAGCAACAAATGTTCCTACAACAGAGTTTGCATCTAGATTCAACTCAGCAATTTGAGCTGCACCTTCTCTAAATTTAATAACTGTTGCAATGATTGCTGTTGCACCAGATGTTCCACCAGTGATTGTTTCACCAATTGCATTATTAAAATCAGATGTTCCTGTTTCAACAATACGAATAACTTTATCTGTACTCCAACGACCATCAGATGGACGAAGTAGATTATCTCTTGGATAAACGATTGATGCTTCTTCATCAAATAGAATACGGAAGAATAATTTGTGCCCTTTCTCCGTACCCTTTGCAGCATACATGTCTTTGATATTCTTAATAAGTTTTCTTTTTGAGAGACCATCTGCAACCGTGTTAGGCATTGCTTCCATAAAGGAATCTCTAAACTTATCAAGGAAAGAATAAACTGTGTTATCAACGTCTGCGTATTCCAGAAGTTGTTGAATATTTTGTACAGGGTTTGCACGATAAGATGATACTGTAGATACTGCTCCACTAGTAGAACCTGTTACAGTTTCCCCTGTTTCAAATAGTTGTTGTGATGTAATGAATAAACGATTGTTATTATCAAAGTCATCTACGAGAACACGAGCAGTTGCTTTACTGTTTGTACCGACAATAGTTTCACCAACAACAAACTTACCTGTAGATGATTCTAGAACAACCTTCTCTTCATCTTCACTAAGAATAAAATTGTTAGTAAGAGTTTCTTCAATAACATATTCGTTTGAACCAGTAAGTGTTAACTCACCTGCTTCAAGAAACTCATAATAGTATTTTAGAAATAAAGAAAAGAGGGGATGGTCTTCCCGAACAAAATCTGGAAGTTGCGACTCAAGATGAGGCGATACCTTATTCTTTAGTGTAGGATGGTTTCCCGACATTTATAAAAACCTTAATATGATGAACTAGTAGCGTATCCAGTTCCAGCAGAAGAACCACCAGACTCGATAGTATCCACTTCAGCAGTTACTTTTGTATTTGTAAAATCTATTTCCAATAGTTGGTTTCTAACAGGAACGATATCATTAGACTTAGGTTGTACCACAACTGAGACAGTTCCATCAGAATTAGATGTTCCTGTAATAGTCAGAGATGGAAGAGTTACCAATCCAGTTGAGTAATCAACTGTTCCTGCTGTGTTATTTAAATAAGTTCTTGTTGTACCACCAACAAGATAGTATGTACGAATGTTACCATTACCATCATCATCAATGAATATAGTATTTGAATTTCCAGCAATAGTAAAACCAGTAGATACTACAATTCCACCCATAGTAGCATTATGCCCAGAGTGTGGGTTATATAAAGCATTACTATAATCTAGTATATACTGAGAAGATGTATTAAGAACAGGTTTGATTGTTTTCTCAATCTTCAAGGTTGTAATGTTTGATAGAATAGAATTATCAGCTGCATCAATTAAACGTGATAGTTTTGAAAATCTAAAGATACCATCAAAGTTTTGCAAGTCACTATTATTATATGTTGTAAGAACATTTGTAACAATAGTCTCAATTGATGTTGCAGTATTTGTAGTAGACTTAGAATCAAATTTTACAGTACTAGTCAGTCTAAGTTTTGTTATTTCTGGGTCAACAATAGTTGGACGAACAGATGCAATATTATAACCATCTAGTAATTTTACAATACTATCTTTCTGTGCCTGTGTTAAATTTACACCAGACTGTGTTTTGATTGCAAGGTATACTTGTCCATATCTTGGTGGGTTATTATCTTCACCACCCCACACTTGAATTGCTTTTGTGTCAGCATATACTTGTGGTACGATTGTTTTATAATCTTGTGTTGTTACTGCTCTACCCTGTGATGAATAATCAAGAGGAGCATTATATTTAATTGATTCTATTGTTTCTGGTTCTGCACCACCAGATGCAGATACAAGAGTTGCAACTGTGATATCAGATTCTCCACCAACACTAGTTCCACTGAATACACTTGCACCGTTTGCTTTATCTTTGTTAGTAACAATATATTCTAGAATTACAATATTACCGTCTGTTGGTTTAGACCCAACAACACCATCGCCAAAGTAAACTTCAAACTTTCCATCTTCAACTTCCTGTAGAAAATATACATCTGATGTTTTAGTAACTTGTGAAATATCAGTTGCAAGAGTATATGTTGTTAGTGTTGCATCTGATACTGAATTTTGAACTGAAACTTTTAATGTGGTTGTATCTGCACGAGCATCTGTAACCATATACTTCTTATCAAGGTTTGCACTATCTACAGTATACTTTGCAGTAACTAGTGTACCTTCATAGATTGGTAGATTAACAAAACGTGTAATACCGTTTACAGGTGAAACAGTTTGAGCTGCATTCACAACAAATCCATATGTAGAATCATTTACTTTAGTAGTGAACTTAGTTCCCTTTGAAATTGTTGCTGAACCACCTGTAAAAGAATTAAGTGTCACATCAACATAAGCAACTGGTGCTCTTGCAGAACGTGGAGTATAACCCAAAGTCTTTGCGTGAGAGACTACCGAAGAACGTAGGGTTGCAGTATCCAAGAATGATTCATTGACTGCCATGTTTGCATTCATCGCTAAGTAATGCGTGTTGTACGCAAGTAAGTCGATGATAGTAGAGAGTCCCGAACCTTCAAAATTGTAGTCCGTAAACTCTGTTTGATTTTTCATGTATGTCTTGAGATTGTTTTTGATATCATCAAAGTCCAACTCAGTGACTTGTAATTTTGTTGCCATTTATCTTAGTCTCTCTAAAAATATATCCAATGCCTGTAGTTCTGCTGGACTGTTAGCCACATAAAACTCTATGGTTACTTCATAACGATTTTGGTCGATATCACCTCTAACAATTACATTCGACAGTTCTGCTCTAGGTTCAAAGTTTGTTATACAATCTTCTACATGTCTTGCAAGTAGATTTGCAGTTGAGGGTGAGACAGGTTCAAACAATGTAGCACGAATGTCTGAACCAATCTCTGGATGAAACGGTCTTTCATAGAAATTTGTATTAATCAGATTCCTTACACTTCTCTTAACTGCGTCAACGTCTGACAGTCTAGCGATATCGCCAGTAACAGGATGCTTTGCAAAGGACAAGCTAATGTCTTTGAAAATGTTTGTGCTTCTGCTAATGTTAACTGCCATAGTTTTCTCCTACAGTTATTTATAACGGAACTACCAAGTCACGATTCTTAATATGCTGTTCTGCGATATCTTCTTTCGATTGTCCGTGGTAACTCACTGCATGGTGATTCTTAATCATTAAGTCATTAATTGATGTGTCAGCAAAGTCTGTAGTTCTCCACAACTCTCCAAGGATACGTCCATACTTACCTTCTGCATCCTTTCTTGTTTTGAGAACAATACCACCTTCATCATCCAATAACCTAGTGATATAATCCTTTGCCATCAATCCATATTT